TGGCGCTGGGGCCGGCCGCGAGAGCAGGCCGTTTCTTGGCGGCCTCGCCCACGTTTTTATTGAGATCCTCCACCCACTTGTTTATCTTCGCCGAAGGCGGATCGGCCATGAAGCTGTCCCAAAACATCTTACTCTGCTCGTCGGCCGCCTTAGTCATCTCTTCGGCCAGGGCGGTAGTGAAGCCCGAAAACTGAACGTGCACACCTGGCAGTCTGTTGAGAAAGTTTTCAAGCCCGCGCACAATTGTAGCGAGGTCACGCGACAGGAAGGCCAGCCACTGCTGGCTCAGCGCGCGGAGGCCCTTAAAGGCGTCTGCAACAACGTCGAGCACATCCGCAAAGATTCCCACAGATTTTGCTACCCAGATAAACGCTCCGCCGATATGCTCGCGAATACCTTGGCCGTGCTTGATCTGTTCCAGAAATTGGTTGCTCAAAGCTTCGATCACGGGCGCAGATTGGATGGCGATTTGCTGGAATGTTCCGCGGAAGGCGGCGCCGACTCGGGCCATGGCGTCATTGGCCGCCGCCGCCATCGCAGCTTGCTCGGCGGTGAAGGTCAGCCCCAGCTTTTCCGCCTCTTTGATAAAATCCATGAGGCCCTGGCGGCCGCCGGATAGAATCGGCACCAGCGCCGCGCCCTGCTTACCAAAGATTTCCACCGCGGCGGCAGCCTGCTTGGCATGCGTTGGGATCTTGCTGATCTGCTCGGCGATCTCAAAGAGCATTTCGTCGGTCGAGAGTCCCGCCAGCTTTTCCGCGGATAGCCCGAAATTGGCAAACTGCTTGGCCGCCGCGCCGCCACCGCCGGCGAACTTGCCGACATTGATGACCATCTTTTGGACAGCCCCGCCGAACTGTTCGAGCCCCACACCGGCAAAGCTCGCGCCGTGGGCCACGCCGGCGAGCGTCTCAGTCGTGATCCCAAGCCGAGTAGCTAAGTCGTCCATATTGTCGATCGCATCGAGCGACTGCTTAATCACCGCGCCCAGGCCGGCTGCTCCACCCAGGCCGGCCAGGCCCGCGGCCAGGCCCGTAACGCTCCGAAGCGCGCCGCCGATGCTGCCAGCAAACTTACCAAGTGCACCGCGCGCACGATCGAGCCCATGGGTAAAGGGCGTTATCCTGGCCACGATGTTGACCGCCAATGTGCCGATGGATGCCATCTTTACCCTTTGAGTGACCTGCCTGCCGGCAGGCAGGAGGCCTAAATACCGATTTGCGCGCGAAACATCGCCAGGGATTCGATGGGCGAAAGCACCCGTTTTAGGCTGCGGCGATCCTCTGGCGGCATAAAATCTTCCGGCCGCGCCAGATCCTTCGGCCTGAGCTGCCGGCCGGCCAGGCCTGCCGCTACGGCCAGCAGGCTGTTGATGAGGCTCGCCGCGTGCCAGTAGCCGCCCACCCGTTCGAGCTCGTTAAATGCCAGCCACCCGTCAAACTGCTGAGGCGACAGTATGTCGAGCATCGCGTCCACATCCACGTACCCCAGCTCCAGAGCCAATCGATGAGCAAACCGCCGGCGGGGCGAGCGGGTTAGCTCTTTTTTTTTGCGTCGATCGCGGATGCGCCGCAAAGCTCCCGCGCCGCGTCGTGGATCTGGTCCGCCACCTGGCCGTCCATGTCGCCGAGCTGCTCGGCGTCCTGGTCCGAAAGGATCCGGTTACCATCCGCATCCACCACCGAGGCCGCAATCAGCATCCGCCGCGCGGCCTTCAGCCGATGGGGGTCGAGCGTACCTTTACTCGTCACAGCATGCGATTCAATCTCGGCGAGCTCGCGCTCGGTGAGCGAGCGCAGCCGCACGGCGCCGAATCCTTCGATCGCGATCTCTCGGAACCTGCGGCGAGCGGGCAAGAGAAAAGCATCGCGCCCCACTAGGCCGTTTGTCTCGGTCATTGGTCGCTTTCGTCCTCAAGCTCAATGCCGCCGTGTTCCCAGCCAGCGGGCGCCTCGGCCGGGATCGCAATCCGCCGGCCAGGGTATGCCTTCTGGATTGCCGCCAGTGCCCTGAGCGACGGTTGCCCGATCAGGCACACTGGCGCGCCAGCCTGGTGCCCCACATAGCCCACATGCTCGCCGGCGACAAAGACCAGATCCTGGGCAAACTCCACTTCGATCATCTTGCCGCCCACCCGAGCTCGGCCCTTGTCGGGCCTGGTTATTACCGGGAGTTCTGCCGGCCAGGTGGATTGGGCCAGCGGCGCATCTCCTTCCGGCCCCAATGGCTCCAGTAGCTCATGCAAATCTTCCATGGACCACCTCCTCTGGCTAAATAACCGCGCCCGTAAAGGCCGGCTGCGTGGCGGATCCACCTTCCCAGGCTACGGTGAACTTTCCCACCATCAGGCCTTCGCTGTTAAGCTCCGGCGACATAAACGAGCGGATAAAGGCTTGCCCAGAAATCTTGGCTCCGGTCGTATTGGCTCCCTTGGGGTAGGTCACCGTCACTAGCTCGGCCGCCGCATCGATCGGGGGGATATCAAGCGTCGGATCCGCATCCCAGATGTATTCACACTCAAATTCGCCTGGCTGCTTGAGCCCAGTGGGCAGTTTTTTGGCTGTCGCCACCATGGCCAGGTGGGACGCATCAACCACCTCACGATCCTGAGAGAAACCGCCGATCACCCGGATCGGGGCCGCAAATGCGCTGGTGCCAAAGACGATCGATGCGCTATGACCGACTGCAATCACGCTGGCCATTTTCTCACCTCACGCTGCGACGTAGAAAATCCGAAAGTCTTGGCTATAGACATAGCGACCGACGTCGCCGGCGTCCACCGGTCCGAGAAATGTCGCGTCCTCATCCTCGAGCAATNCCGCGTGGAAGCGTTCTCCGGCCGCCGGCACCCCAAAAAATCCATCGAGCCGATCGCTCACCAGCTTGGCCAGCGACTCCGCGGCATCGTCCGTGGCCGCGTAGCAGTCGATTTGAAACACGAGCTCCCGGAGCGCCACCGGTCCGGCTAAGCTGCGGTGGTGCGTGCCGGCGATTTTGAGGTACCGGATCGCTGGCAGCGTCTGCCCCTGCGGCAGCCGGCCGGGAAAGATCCGCGCGGCAGAGCCCGACCCCACGACGGCCGCAATAGGCGCATCAGCCTTGAGGAGCTCATACAGTGCACTACCGGCGCTCATCGGGTCTTCGCTGCCTCTTTTTCGATTTTAGTGCCCACTGCCGCGCGGAAATCGGCAACTACGTGCGGTTTGATCTCTTCGAAAGTCTGTCGCATGAAGGGATCCGGCTCGCGCCCGCGCCAACCCCTCTCAATGCCGATCGCGTACTTGTCGGCCCGCTCGCCATTGGCAGCGCGAAAATCTTTCCGTGGGCCCACCACCAAAACCGCGTTGCCGCTGCGGTAGCGGCGGACCAGGCTGCCGATTGATTTGCGGAGTGTGCCAACGTCTTCGTGCTCTTCGCGGATCTTCTCACGCGCCAGGGTCCGGGGTCTTTTTCCCACCGCAGCCAGGGCGCTGACCAGCACGCGGCGCGAAATACGGTCCGGCAGAGCCCGTAGCTTTCGGTCGAGCTCGCGGACCCCGGTAAGCCTGCTGATCCCAATTCCGCCGAACCTTCCGGTGACCTGCCCGCCTCCGCCGGCGATCGATCGGATCGCCCCGAAGAGCTTTTGCGCCATGATAGTCGCTCACACTTGCTGTTTGACAAAGGCCCGATGCTCCACGCCTGCCATGCTGACATCATCAAGGGTGTCGATCTGATACGGGCTGCCTTGCGCCAGGATCCGATCCTCCGTCGTCAGGCCCATCACAAACGGCAGCGTCACCACGTGGGTGCTGGTCCCGATTTGCTGTGTCGTGTAGGCCAACTCGAAACCTGTCAAAGTTCTCCACTGCGCCCACCTGGTGGCGATCGTCGACCAGATCAGCGTCACGTCCCCCGTAGGCCCTCTGGCCTTGGCCGCCCTCTGGATCGTAATGAGTTTGTCCCGCCGGCCCGTCTCGATCGGCGTGGTCACGGATACGCCCCCGTGCCGTGATGCTGAAGCAGCCGCTCGACAGCTGTCGCGATTCGCTGGCTCACGCTGCGCTCTAGGCCCGCACCGCGGTTGCGGAAGAAATCATCAATGAGCATGTATGCCGCCTGCAAGAGCTCCGCCGGCACCGACGCCGGCGACAGGCCGTAGCCGGCCACGTAGCGGATAGTTACCGGAAAAGCCCGCTCAAAGCTCGTCCCGGGCCATAACTGACCTACGGCTAGACTGATTTGTCCCCGGAGCTGGCGGGCTCGGTTCACTATATACTTCGCGGCGGCAAGCGTCTGCGGCGCATCATTTTCGTCGAAGTAGCTGATCGAGGTGATCAGCGCCAGTGGGCTCTGCGTGAGCTCAATCCGCTCGCTATCGAGTGCGGGAAATCCCTCCAGGTGTTCGT